CCACATTTATGACACGCCAATGTCCTACATTAGTAGAATGTTTGGCTATGGGCGTGGAGATATCATCTTCCGCTTTAAAGTCATCAAAACGCAATATCATCGAGGTCGTCTGAGTATTTCTTGGGACCCAAACCAGCTGACATCAACTGGAATGCCTGGTTATGGCAACCCTCGTGTGCAAAACATCATTTTCGATTTAGAGGATGATGATAGTATTGAGGTTAGGGTGCCGTATATGCAACAATTACCTTTTATCAAATTCAGAGATGGTGCAACAGGAGTCAATGGCCCTTTTTGGAGCAATGGCTCATCACCATCACTGACTGGTCCTGAAGGTTCTGCAAATGGCACAATTCAAGTTAGAGTGGTTAATAGACTCACTGCACCTGAGGCCTCATCTGATGTGGATCTTTTGGTGTTCGTTAGAGCAGCAGAGAATTTTGAATACGCCGGTCCCACAGAGATAAGAGATAAAACATTTATGGTTCTCCAATCAAAGAAGGAGTTCGTGTTAGGAAATCCATCTGTCTCTGACAGTGACGCCTACAATGAGATCTTTGGTGAGAAAATTATTTCTCTTCGTCAGTTGCTTCATCGGCAGAGCAAGGCGTGGACCCAAGTCATTCCTAAGGATGCTGACTGGGCGGGAAATCAAATGATTTTCCATATCCCATTTCAGCGTCTTCCCCGGCCTTATGGTTATACAGCCTTGGGCCTTTCCCGAGCTGACGGCACTATAGTGCCAGCAAGCAATTTCGGGTTTAATTATGTTCGAGTTCATCCCATCACTTGGGTTAAATCTTGCTTCCTTGGGTACAAAGGTAGCACTAATTGGACATTTAACACCGTGTTTAACGCCGGTGGTACCACACAAGCACTGATGAGCACAGCAGTGTGTCGTAAGCCAGAGGTTACGCGACGACTGCCATATGCTTATTCAACAAATTCCACTAATTCAACATCCCGCCTCATGCGCAATTTTAATACTGGTGACGATATCGATAACCAGGGCGCTAGTGGCATGGCTTTGACCAATCAGTATACCCAATCTGGGTTATCGGTTAATTTACCGTACTATACTCGTTTTAAGTTTCAGATCAACAATAATAATTTTGATTCATCAACTACCGATTCGACGCGAGACGAGAAGAATCTTGATTGGTTTGAGTACACGCTCAAGAGGGGCGTTGACACAAGTGGGGCCACTGATGCATACGTCATGGTGGACATTTTCGTCGGCACTGGGCCCGACTTTGATGTAGTTTTCTTCATCAATTGCCCAGTATATACTTACCTACCACCGCCTACGGCGATTGCTTCAGGTTAGTAGTCGTGATACAGCCGCGACACACACTGTATAATACATATTTGCATATTTAGGATAGTGTGGAATAGTGCGAAAGCAGCATTTTGTAGACTTTGATCTAGTTTTTTAAGTGCGTTCGCGCACCGAATTTTTATAGATTATAGTTGTAATGTTTTACTTTCAAACTTAGTTTGAATTCCC